GTGAACAACATCGTCAGATTCGGGGTCAAAGATAGGGGCTAACCCTAGACCGCCGAACTCCTCTGGTATGTACCAGGGGAGGGAACCAAACGAGTGAAGAAGGGGAGAATTCTCACGAAGGAAAGCACGATGAACGGAGACACGAAGATCGGCGGGACAGGACTCAAGGAGAGTACGATGTCGGGCGCCAATCGAGGCGTGTCGTTCATCAATGGAATCGAAAGCATCGGAGATAGAAACATTCTCAGAAGACCGCTTCTTACCCATCAAAAGACCCATATTGACATAAGGTAACCAGTCAAAACGGGATTCATTGATGTTCCAAGAGTAGGAGGTGGAATTAATATTTGCATAAGTCGGGTGACTATAGACTTTCCCCAAAGAAGGGATCAACCCAGCGACCCTAGCAATCTGTTTCCAGATGCCGAGAAAACTAGTAGGGGCACGAACAAGACCATCATCGCCATTGACCAGGGCGGGGATGTTCTTGAGCGTAACTTTACGACCTACTGACAACTCATAGGAGTGTCGGATTACAGCAATATTAATAATACAAAGGATACCAAAAGAAACAGGTGATCCCATGAACTGACCCCACATTTGGGGCTTCTCACCTCCTTTTACCTTAATGGTATGACCGGTCAGGGCAGACTTAAAGTCTTCTGCCAAGTCTGACGGTATCTCGAGGAGTTGGTTTAAATCATCTACACACCAATTAGAAACCACAGGATCAATATTGTCGGTCGCACCCTCGTAATCTAACGAGTGCCACTGCTCCCCCGAAGGGTAGGTAGCGGCAAGAGGGTTTGGACGATCAAGAAAGAAAGAACTAAGGAAACTGGCATTCACAGTCTGTCGGGTCAACCGTAGGCAGTCGAATCGACCAACCAACTTGGAGATATACTTCTGAATAGGCTTCAATAAGAAATACTTGAAGGCAGGACCCTTAGAAATCACACGGATCTTAAGGGATTCAGCAAGAGCTACAAGCTTGGTGGTCCAAGGGAGGCCACGGGACGCACGACGAACACTCTCATAAACATCACGGTAGTACTGCTTAAAAGACGCAGTCCATTTACCGTTAAGTGAGAGAGGAATCTCATCAGGGACATTATCACGGAAATCCGCCTCATCGAGGCAAATCTCATCATCTTCATCACTAGGGGATTGGCTTACAGCATCCCTGTACTCTAAGACACCTCGCCGAGGGTCTGGAGTATCATCAAGAACACCTTCTTTAACGAGCTCCGAGTATAACTCAGGATTCGAGAGACGACCTTTCAAGTTGTCGTCATAGGGAGGTTCAGTGATGATGGTTGAGGCGAGAGCTCCAAGCGCACCAAACTCTTCCCTAAAATGGGAAAAGTTAGCACGGATGGAAGGAGCATAGGGGTGATGTAACACACTGTCATCGATAACGGGCTTAACGCCACGGCGGTCACGGGCACACAACTCAACACAGGTTCTACGAATCTGGTCTTTGAGGTTAAGAAGTGTGTAGGGACTACCGAGCACATCGCCGGTCTGACGAGGGTGTATAGTGGTGAGGGCCTTTAGAGCCTTCTTC